CTAGTTTCACCTCGAGGGATGAACCGGATTAATGGACAACACATATGACAAGATGTTCTATGAAGAAGGCAAGTATATCGGTGGCGTTGATGAGTCAGGAGTCGTCGATATCGCTGGCCCCATCATAGCCGCTTGCGTAGTGTTGCCAAAGATAGATCTGAAGAAACACGACCTAAGAATCTTCGATATTGATGACAGTAAAAAGGTGCATGAAAAGTACCGGAAGCTACATGCCGAGATCATCTGGCAGACAGCTATTGCCATCGGTATCGGAGAGGTCTCTGCCCCCGAAATCGATTTTTTAGGCAAGGCCATATCGTGCAGGACTGCAATGCTAAGGGCGGTGTCAGCGTGCAAAAGGGTCTCCAACGATAGGAAGTTCAAGCCGGACTTCTTGATAGTCGATGGGGAAAGAGCTCTCCAATGCAACATACTGCAACATCCAGTCAAGGATGGTGACAAGAAAAGCCTGTGCACAGCATCGGCCAGCATCGTAGCCAAAGTCTATCGAGATGATATCATGGTGAAGCTACACTCAAGGTTTCCCCAATACGGATGGAAAAACAATAAGGGCTACCCGTGTGAGAAGCAGTTCAAAGGTATAGACAAGTGTGGGGCCATAATAGGTGTCCACAGAATCAAATACTGGCCATTTATTATTAACTCAAAGTATCCTGAGAAGATATCTACTTGGAAACAACGAAGGAAGAAATGGAGACTCACGACGGAAAAAGCAATGGGCCAGGAGCTGGGGGGAGTATGGAAGGACAGGCCGGTAATCAAGAAGATGTCTCCCTAAGAGAGATAACTAGGGGCATGATGTACTGCCTCAGCCTTGGGAAAGAAAAATACTACATCACATACATGCATGACGAGGGAGTGATTCGTCTCATGGGTTGCGGAATAACCCAAGGGTTTGACAATGTCGAGCGAAAGCCTCTGGAGGTTTTCTGTAAAGATGCCCTAGAGAACAGAGACTTGAATCTTGTGGCCCTGGATCGGATGAGTAATGAGTCAGACAAGACTACCCTTCTAGAAGATCTCAAGAGTACAAGGAAGGAACTAGGACACTTCCTCTACAACCGCATCATACTGTTTGTGGAGAGAAGTACATGCAAGCCCAAACAATTACTCCAAAAAATAAAACTTTTAGTCGGTACGAAACAATACGAGATATTGAAAAGGCTTCATTTCGAAATAGAGAGTGAGACCTTTTCCAAATCTCTGAATGTTTTCTACCAGTTCAGCAAGGAATATCTAAAATAATTGAGGTGAAAATGACTAAGTACGCTGGTAAAACCGAGTTAGTTGGAGTCGGGTGGATTCATGGCGCCCGCGAATGTCAGAGAGTTTATTATTATGGGAATATCTGGAAATTCTATAGGGTAGGGAGTAGTACTAGTTGGCTTGTGGAAGTAAAGGGCAGTATACTAGAATACCTGATGTTAGTTTTTAACAGATTTAAGAGAAGAAAAGTATGGACAACAGATTCTACATCGGCTTCGAAAAAGAAGCCGGAATACGTGACACTCTCTCCTCTGTAATGAATAAAGGAAGGCACATCCTTACAGGTCAAAGACCTAAACCTAGGATTGCTACGAAACCAGCAGGTGCGGTAGCTTCTAGAGAGATAGCTCCTCGAGGGTCAGTCATAAGACCAGCCCCCAAAAAAGTTCCAAAAAAGACAGGACCACAAACATTGGATTATTCCAAGATCAATGCGGATGTCACAGCCCGAGAAGCTGCCCGGTTGAAGCGTATGCGTGAAGGTGGATCTACTATCAAATATACGGGAAGAATGGGATCTCCGACCGTAATAAACCCAGCATAACTTTCACTAGTTGGATTCGTTTGATCAAATGAGGTCGATATTTTTGATTCTCATTTGATCAAACAGTGTTAAATCATTTAATCCATTAAGGAATCTCATGGGAGAGAAAAAAAAGAGTGTTGCGGATATTGACCCCGCTCTGCTTAAAAGATTAGAAAAATCTCTTAGTGAACTTAAAGAAGATATTGTGGAAGGTAGTACTATGCAGGAACTTCTTAGTTCTTTGCGTAAGGTAGAGAATCATCTCCACGGAAAACAATAAAGTCATAATAATAAGCCCCATGCTATATTAAGAATGGGGTTTATTAAAAAAACTTTTTTTTAATCTTTGGGGATGACAGGAAATCAGCCTACTCTTCCAGTCTGTGGGTTTGTAGTTTGTGCTGTTTTGATCATCATCTGGATTCCTGCAAGTGACGCAGACAATGACTCTAAAGTCCTTGCGATGTCATGCATTTGAGATGCCTTGTCATAGCCTGTGTTAGCCTTAACTAACGCTAAAGCCTGAGCTCCGTCCATTTCGTTGTACTGCTTTAAAAGTACACCGGTTGCCTGGTCTGCCATAACACTCATTCTTCTTTGTGATTCTATCGCGTCTCTCATTGAAAGACCTGAATAGAACGCACCAGCTTCCGCAATGTTCTTGAAGTTTGCATTGCTCACGCTGTCAACTACACTGGATTCTAACTTGTCGCTCATGGTAGCTCCTTAATGTAACCTGCGAGAGAAGACCGGAACCTTTTTGATTCCGGTCAAATAATACATATACTATGTTGTTAGGCCTCTAAAATCAACTTAACTCAAAATCAGCCTACGCTTCCAGTCTGTGGATTTGTAGTTTGTGCTGTTTTGATGCTCATCTGAATGGCACCTAAAGTTGCTCCAAAAGAAGCAAGTGTTCTGTTTAGGTCATGCATTTGAGATGCCTTGTCATAACCTGTGTTGGCTTTAACTAGTGCCAATGCTTCACCAGCATCGATCTCATTGTACTGCTTCAAAAGTGCTCCAACAGCCTGATCAGCAATAACGCTCATTCTTCTTTGTGACTCTACTGCGTCTCTCATGGAAAGACCTGAGTAGAAAGCACCAGCTTCCGCAATGTTCTTGAAGTTTGCGTTGCTTACTGCATCGACTACACTGGATTCTAATTTGTCGCTCATGGTAGCTCCTTAATGTAACCTTACCGGTAAAGTTAAACATAAGGTTATACATTATTGCATAACCCTATTCGTTAATAATTTGATCAGCCACCTGTTCCTGTTTGAGGTGGTGTGGTTTGTGCTGTCTTGACATTCATCTGGATCGCACCCAAAGTAGCTCCCAAAGAAGCAAGAGTACCTGCTATGTCATGCATCTGAGATGGTCTGTCAAAACCTGTATTGGCCTTAACCAATGCGTTTGCCTCTGAGATTTCAATCTTTGTGAAATTCTTCAAAAGATTTCCTGTTGCAAGATTTCCAATTTCGTTGAATCTTCTTTGCCCTGAAATGGCATCGCCCATCGCAAGACCTGAGTAGAAGGCTGCGCCTTCAGCTATGTTCTTGAAATTTGCATTAACAACAGAATCGATTACTGCGGATTCTAATTTTTCGCTCATCGTAGCCCCCTAACGTTAGAGAATATTCCTTACTCTTACATGATAGCTTTAAATATATTTTAGTGTCAATTTATCAACTATTTCAAGAAAAGTCTGTCATGTAAAGAATAAAACTTCTACTATTCAGGGATAGTATACCTCCTACTCTTGTTTAGGTATATGTCTGCGGTCTGTTTACATAGCAGGAGACTATGGAAAAAATCGTCTGGGTCTGATGTTCTGTGGTCGTACCGGATTTCTCTGGCATAGTCGGAATACTCTGAATATATTGCCAGAATGTCCTTGGCATAAGGCTCAAACTGCTCCCATTTTGGGAATTCAAGTAGGCCAGCCTTCATGTCATAAAAAAGCTCTGACATGACAAGGTTCCTCTGAAGTTGCCAACGGATACCGATTTTATCCCACTTGAGCCTTTCTTTCAATCGCGGGAGATACTGGTAAACCATCACCTTATGATGACCTAGTTTTCGTACCAGGGTATTATTCACGCCCCAGCCATGGCCCCAATCAGCACCTAACATTTTAATGCCAAGAGACATAACCAATCTGCAAATATCGTTAACCACGAAATCAGGGTCAATCTCTTTTCCCGTGTACTTTTTTACCAGTACCACCTTGAATTTCTTGAAGGTCTCGTAATATCCAACAGTTAATACCGTGTAGGAAGCATGCCGCACTTTCCCCGATGGAGATTTTTCCGCACCGTCATTTCCTTCACCCCAGTCGATTCCTCCAATGAGTTGAAGTTGTCTGGCTTTAGTCACAATGGAAGATGTCAACTTATTGGGGTCCCATATATCGTAGTCCCCACATATTTTGATGATGTGTGCTCGGGATATTGGTTTGGATGCAGCGTCATATGATAGCCCAAGAACCTCGTTTGAGAATTGACCGTAAGGATAGTTGTCTCTTTTCCAAAGAAGCTTCATCCACTGTTCTAGTGTGGAGATGATCCATGGAACCATCAACTGCGGGATTCTGTATCCCACAATCATCTTCTGTGGAGCCATGGAAAACCATCGGCCCTTGGTCACATCGATCGGCCTCATGCATTTAGGACAAACGGGTCCTGGAGGGAGTTTTCCGCTCATGTACATTTCTGTTGGAGCTATGGCGGACTCGTCTAGGAAGGCCCATTCACCACAACCGCAAGGCACCAACCATTCATTCTGAGTGGACTCTTCCCAGTACTGTTCGATGGGATTATCGAAAGATTTTGGTGTGCCGGCCATGAGTACGACGGAGTCTTCGAAGTGTGAAGTACACTCCATGATTACAGGGATGTCGGACGCCAGTAAATCTTGAATCTCATCGAGAGTTAGTACGCGAGCAGAGATACCTCTGGATCTATCTGCTGATCGAAACGCTGATCTTAGGAAGACAAAAGACCCGTTTGTGAAGCCTTTTTCGAACACCTGATTCGACACAGAATTGTCTTGGAGATACCGCCAAATTAGCGGACTCTTCTCAATGGCAGGTTTCAGCTTTTCGCTGGAAAATTGCCTTGTCTGGGTATGCGAAGGTGACACATAAAGGGCTTTATTGAACGGGAGGACCGAAGACGTCACAACCAGGTTGTTGGCTAGGAAGGTCGATTTTTCAACTTGCCTCGCCGTTTTAAGGAGGATCCGCTTGTCTTGCCTGTTGTAAATGGGCGCCAAATACTCTCTTCCGCCGAAATCGAAGTTCTTCCCATCGAGGTGGATAAGAGTCTTCACGAAGTCGGTCTTACGAGCCTTTATATGGGTCCTCACGCTCCCATCTGAGTTAAATGATGCCATCACCCTAGCTGCGGACTTGGAGTCCACAGGGCGCAATTTAGAGATGTCTGTGTATTCCTGGTCCTCCTGACCTTCAGCCTCTATGTCATCTATGATCTCGCTCATACGCTCCATTCCTAGTGCTTTACCTATTCAGTGTCCCTTTGATTGATGGAAAAGGCAAAGCCATTCTGGACATTAGTAGTTTTTTGGGAAGGCAGTATGGGAAGATTGGGTGGTGGGGAGGGGTTCGCCTCTTGCTCCTAATTGAGGGGATGTTTACAGTGGGGCAGCCTGACCTGGGAGGGGTTGGTTTTTTACCAAATAGCAAGTTCCCCTCTAGCGTCCCTCTCGGGAAGGGTCCTAAAAATATCGGTTTTACGTGATTACAGTAGGTTACGTAGTGTTACCAAACGTGTTACCAAACGGTGGTAACACTTGTAACACGATTCCGTTTTTAATATCATTGGGTTAGGCACGAAAAAAAAGTGTTACCACAAAAAAAACTAACCCTCTATGTGAGAGTGAAAAAAAACGTTTTTTTGAAGATCATACGTATGAAGTAAATAAAAACATTATTTTTCTCCCCCACGTACAAGCATAAAAATATGGTAACATGGTAACACTCTCTCTCTCTCTCGTCAGAGTATATACTTATCTTATTGTTACGACTAGGTTTTTGGTGTGCCAAAATGACAACGGTAAGTGTTACCATTCGTTTTTTCAAATGGTAACCTTGGTAACACTTTTTGAGCCCATTTTGGATAACCATTTGTTCTCAAAGGCGTATTAGTGTTACCATTTGGTTTTCGTGGGTATTTACCCCCAAAAAAGTGCGTCAACTTAGCTTGTTAAACAAGCTCCCCATCTTGGCCATAATCTCCTCCCGTTTTTTGCCACTGAAATGGGCTGCTAAATCGTCCATAAACCCCTCGGGAAGTTGGTTGATTCCCAGCTGCTCCTCAGCAGGGTCAGTTTCCCGCCTGAGAGGGCTACCTTCCCCGAGTACCTCTTTCACTGTTTCGGGGCTTAGAAGCGCTGTACGGGCGCTCAGATCGCTTATCTGGTCGTGTGTTAACACCCCCCGCTTCTGAAGCACTGCCGCAGTCATGTTCATAGATGCGAAGAAAGTGAAGCTTTTCAGGACCTCATCTTTAATGATAAGGGATACGCTTTGTAATAAAATCATACTAGCGGCGTTAGCGAAGGAAGATATCTCATATACTTTGTAAAGTATTTCATCCTCTGTGGCGTCTTTTAATACTTCCTTACAATGGTTAGAAAGTGTTTCTATGCCGGATGTGGTCCCCAAGAGGATACTTTCGAACACCTTATCCACATCCCCAATATCAGAAAGGTGAAGCAAAGCAGCACTCATCAAATCCTTGTATTCGTGCTTTTTCTTCTCACTGTCAGGACACATTTCCTACCCCTAATTCGTAAAGCTTGTTCTTATAAAGCCGGCCAATCATATCCCTGAATTCAGGCATACCCACACGAAGGCTCCCTCCAGGGTCACTCTTTTGAGGAGAAATCTCACTATGCCCCAAGACGTAATCGAAATTAAATATGGATGGGTTGTTCATCTTGAGCCAAATAAGAAGCTGCTCCAATGCATAATGCTGAGGCATGGTAAACGCGTAAAAACCCTCTTCCTCCCCATTGGTATCAACAAGATGGACCTTCTCAGAAGGAACTGACTCCCCATACCAAGTCTTCCATCCGTGAGGGACTCGGTCCAACCTACCAGGACAATCCACCTCTATACCAACAAGCTTGGAAGAGAGGCTCTCTCCAAGAATTGGGTGTGAACATTTACCGGCGTGCCATCCCCATCTGTTTAAGGGAGCGGTCTGAAATACAGTTCCATCTTGAGCTATCAACCAATAACAAAGTTTGTTCTTTCTACCATGGTCGATATCATAAATACTTGATCCACTAGCGGTATAGTGAATAACTGCCCCGAGAGGGTAGCCTAAAAGGTAGTTCCCCTGAGTAGGCATTTTTTTGTCTATTCGTGCTCTCGGATAATATAGCTGACCAGTACTTCGTTTATCTAAACGATCAGGTTCGCAAAGTTCATCTTCTAACTGAAAATCCATAGTACCCCCTATCATTAAGTTCTTTGTGGTTATAGCTTTTATTGAAAGGAGATGAAACTGAAAAGAAAAAGATACAGACGAAAAGTTTCATCTGTATCTTAGCAGAG